AAGCCTCAGGCTCACAGTTTGCACAAATGGCATTCTCAATCGAGAAGACCACTGTGACTGCTCAGACCCGTGCGTTGAAGGCAGAATACACAATGGAATTGGCACAAGATCTTAAGGCTATCCACGGTCTTGACGCTGAAACCGAACTCGCCAACATCTTGTCGAGTGAAATTCTTGCTGAAATCAACCGCGAAGTCGTTCGTCGCATCTATGTGTCAGCCAAGTTGGGTGCTCGCTCAGGTCTAACTCAGACCACAGGCGTGTTCGACTTGAATGTTGACTCGAACGGTCGTTGGTCAGTCGAGAAGTTCAAGGGTCTGCTCTTCCAAATGGAGCGCGAGTGCAATCAAATTGCCAAGGAAACCCGTCGTGGTAAGGGTAACTTCGTCCTCTGCTCGGCAGATGTGGCAAGTGCTCTAAGCATGGCAGGCGTTCTTGACTACGCTCCAGCCCTCTCAACCAACCTCAATGTTGACGATACAGGCAACACCTTCGCTGGTGTTCTCAACGGTCGTCTCCGCGTCTACATCGACCCATACGCTTCACAGACAGCAACTCACGAGTTCTTCTGCGTTGGCTATAAGGGTTCGAGTCCATACGATGCTGGTCTCTTCTACTGCCCATATGTTCCTCTACAAATGGTTCGTGCAGTTGGCGAGAACTCGTTCCAGCCAAAGATCGGATTCAAGACTCGTTACGGTCTAATCCACAATCCATTCGTATTGAACTCAAGCGGTCAGGTAACAAGCGATCTCGATGCTACAGTTCGTCGCAACATGTATTATCGTATCGTCAAGGTCACAAACCTCTTCTGATCTTTCAGAAGTCTCTCTACTCGGACAGCCCCCTCGAAAGAGGGGGTTGTTCTTTTTATACCGTGCGAACTACTTTGCACAATTTTGCGTATACCTAAATAGGGGTAACAGAAATTTAAAATATACACGCAAGCCATAACCAAAAGGGGAAATACATGGCAGTCTATTATTGGAAGGGATCAACAGGCGGAACTGCAAGCAATTATGCTTGGAATGTTCCTCAAAACTGGGTTAAAGTCGTAAAACCAAATCCATATTCATCGTTTTCTTACTTTGTTGGAGCAACCAATTCTGTTCCATCAGGTGGCGATGATGTGTATATTGGTGGATTTATTACGGGCCCAACCTGTGTGTCGCCGCTAGTTTACGGTGGATACTCAGGTTCTGGTAACACGGGTTCTTGGATTTCAAATATCGGAGGAACCGGCGCAACAACTGCACAAGGTCAACTCAATTCGCTTGTTGTTGGTTGGCAAACTGGTGCTACAGGCAAATATCCATTTACAACTATTGGTGGTGGTAAGACCATAGTTTGGGATATGACTGGCTCAAATTTCAGCATAGGTGTGGTTGGCACAATGACTCCTGGACTAACACCAGACAGTCTTGTGGGAACTTACTATGATACCTTGACTGTTTTGGCTAAAAACACTTACGAAACTTCTTCAAGTGTTGGTGATACCATTAACAGTGTGGACGCAAACCCATACACAATCAAATTAAATTACGCTCTAGGTTCTACTGCATTTTCATCAAATTTGTTTACAAACACAGTAATCAAAGGAGCAAGATCTTTAATTGGTCTTCCAATTCAGGCTTGTGGTTGGGAAGACGGAGGATCATCTAGCAAATCCAAGATGATTCTTTCTGGTTATTTGAATAAAGTTCAAGACTTGTCTGCTCCATGCCAAACCTATTGGATGTCTGGACAAACTAATTTTGGTTCTCCAATGGTTTACTTCCAAGGTTGCACATTCGCAGAGTATCAAGGCAATAATCATTGCACTCTAGTGCTTGATGAAAATTCAACTGCGGCACTGATTTCAATTAATTCTTGGTTTAATTATCCAAGTAATGTTTTGGGTAAGTATCCATATCACTACATTAAAGGAGAAATTAACGCATCTAAAGCGTTAGCAGTATTTGGTTTAACTGGTGGTGTAACTGGCGCAGGAAAAGGAACTTTGTCCGTTAATGCAGATTGGTATTCAAATATTGGATGGCAATATGAAGGTGTGTGGGAAAACAGTCCTTTAAATAACAGCACTAGACAAGAGTGCGGGTTTATTATCCTTAGTGGTGACGATTGGAGTGGTGTTACAGGCAACACTCGTATAGGTGAAATATTAGTTAGAGGTGGCAATCCAGTTGATGGTGACGGCGGAACTCCTTGGAATTTTGCATCACAATCAAACAAGCCTATCTTGATGGTTAAGCGAGGAACTGTTATAGGTTCTGCAAATATGGAATATGGCGAAATGTTTGGGCATGATGCTCCAAATTCTCCAGCGTCTGTTGGTCAGTTGGTTATGTCTAGAGACTCTACACTTTGGACAAATTCAATGGCTTGGCAGTTTGGCGTTACCGCAGGAGCAACAGGAGCCACCGCAATCGTTGGTGGTATATTCGGTGATACCACTACTTGGATTCGTATGAGTGACGGCGTTCAATTGTTCAACAAGAATCTTGCTAGAACATTCAAGAACACTACTTATAGTGCAGTCAACTTTAGCATCAACGATGTCACTCTTGAACCTGATACCATGAGAAAAGAAGCACTATAATATAATTTTACTATCTTATTCACGAAAGGACGACTCCGAAAGGGGTCGTCTTTTTATTTCTAAATACTCTTATGGAAAAAGATTACGGAATACCAAAGTATCTTGAAGGAGGAAGGCTGTCTATACAGCCTGAAAATACTAATCCAGCATTAACCACAAACTTTGTGTTCCTGCTTCCTAAAATACCGAATGTGGTATTCTTTTGCACTAGCGTTTCTTTGCCTGGCATGACCTGTAACGAACTTGCTTACAAAACAGGCAGAGGAATATCGTATAAAGTTCCTGGCTCAGAAATATCTCACGGCGAACTAACCTTCACCTATCTTGTAGACGAAAAAATGAACAACTTTAAAGAACTGCAACAATGGTTTAGAACTATGACAGCCTTCCGAGATTTTTCTAATGTTTCAGAAATGCGTAATTGGTTGAGCGAAGAAGGACAACTAATAGTTTTGTCTGCTAGAAAAACAGCAAAGTATAGAATAGTTTTCCGAGGATTGTTTCCTTCAAAAATGTCAGGCGTTACTTTCAATAGTGCGGATACTGAAGCAAACAATTTAGCAGCAACCTGCAACATGAATTTCACCTATTATAATTGGGAGCCAATGAATGGCTAAAGAATACGATCTTCCTGATCGTCCTAGACGAGCAGAACAAAGTGTAAATCTTTCAATACCTCAAAACTTTCAGTTGGGTGTAAAGAAAATGCCTGCGTTCACCTATTCGGTTCAAACTGTAGCATTGAACGAAATGGGTGGAGATCCGATGGATGTCTCGTTTGCTTTAGGCCCAAATCTTAAACTACCGGCTGCTGCACCAAGAATTTCCGCCTTTACTGTAACATTCGTGGTTAACGAAGACCTTTCAAATTACTACGAGATTTTACGGTGGATGCGTGAGGCTACACCATACAAAGATTTTGATGAAATACAACCTCTGAAAGAAGTTTGGCAAGAAGCGTTTCTGTTGTATCTAACCAATAAAAAGAATCCGTATCGCAAAATTACTTTCCGAGGAATATTTCCCACAGAATTATCAGGCTTGGAATTCAATTACGCAGACACGGAAGCAAAGCCGCTAATCGCCACAGTTAAATTTACAATTAACGACTATATTATTGAAGATTTATAATTTGACTTCCTTGAAATTTCTGCTAAACTTACCGTATGCGTCTAGAACAAATTCGTGAAATGGTGGAACGAGATATTCCTATCGACAAGACGGAACTTGGTGACGAGTCGGCTAGAATCCCGCAGTTGCACAACAAGTATCTGAACCTGTTTCACGACGAGCGGTTGGTCTTAAGCAAGATGAACGCAGATTTCAATGTGCTGCGTAAGAACAAGTGGGAGTGGATGACAGGTAAACTTAGTCAAGAGCAGTTGGCTGCTTTGGGTTGGGAGCCGTTTCAAATTCGCATCATGCGTCAAGACCTTGAACTGTATATGGATGCGGATGCTGATCTCAACGAAGCACAGGCTAAGATTGCTTTGCAAAAGGAAAAGACCGAGTATCTTGAGTCCCTGCTAAAGGCTATCAATCAGCGTCATTGGGTTATACGCAACGCAATTGAATGGCGAAAGTTCACCCAAGGCGTTGTATAACGCTTCCGCAGACACCCCTAAATATAGGGGATATGTCTGTGATTTCTGCAACATGCTTTAATACGGTTCATGCTCGCATTTACGCCGAGCCTGGTGTTGCTCGTGAGATACAAGAGTATTTCACTTTCGATGTGCCTAACGCAAAATTTACACCTGCTTACAAAAATCGTTATTGGGACGGTAAGATTCGGTTGTTCTCTCCGTTCAACGGATTACTGTATATCGGCTTGTTGGACTATCTGGCTGCGTTTGCAAAAGAACGCGGCTACACTCTAGAACTTGATAAAGGCTTTACACAAAAGCCGCCACAAGTCACTCCTGAACAAATAGTCGAATTTCTAGACACCTTAAAACTTGCTGCAAACGGCAAACCTATCAAGCCGCATCCTCATCAGTTAGATGCTATCGGTGCTGCGGTAAACCGTGAGCGGGCTTTGCTGTTGTCTCCCACCGCAAGCGGCAAATCGCTTATCATTTACTCGCTGCTTAGATGGTATCAAAATATTATACCACCTGACCGAAAAATCTTGATTGTGGTTCCCACCATATCACTGGTGTCTCAAATGAAATCCGATTTTGCAGACTATTCCAAGACTACAGATTGGGATGCGGAAGAAAATTGTCACACCATCTTTGGTGGGCAGCAGAAAATGGACTCACGACAAATAGTAATCTCCACATGGCAATCTATTTACGAACTGCCTAAGGCTTATTTCGATCAGTTTGAAGTTGTAATTGGTGATGAGGCTCACCTGTTTAAAGCGCAATCTTTAACTTCCATAATGACAAAACTCACCAAGTGTCCGTATCGTATTGCACTAACAGGAACCTTGGATGGAACTAAAACCAATAAACTGGCTATTGAAGGCTTGTTTGGGCCAACCTTGCAAGTAACAACAACACGAGATCTGATTGACAGCAATCTGTTGTCCACTATCAGCATTGACTGCATTGTATTGAACTATCCTGCTGAAGTTTGTCAAACCATGCGAGAAGCATCGTATCAAGACGAACTTGAATTTTTAGTTACAAACACGCTTCGTAACAAGTTTATAACTAATCTTGCTTTAAGCACCAAAGGCAATACCCTAGTTTTATTTCAATTCGTAGAAAAGCACGGCAAGCCGTTACACGAATTAATTCGTAAAAAAGCGAAAGGCAGACCTGTCTTCTTTGTTCACGGTGAAACTGAAGCCGACTATCGTGAGTCTGTTCGTCACATCACTGAAAGTGAAGACAACGCGATTATTGTAGCCTCGTATGGAACCTTTTCTACAGGCATTAACATTAGAAGTTTAAAAAATATCATCTTTGCCTCGCCGTCCAAGAGCAGAATTCGAGTTTTACAGTCTATAGGCAGACAACTACGAAAAAGCGAGAAGAAGGATAAGGCTCATCTTTACGATATTTCTGATGATCTGCGATGGAAAGCCCGCAAAAATCATACCTTAAAGCATTTCGTGGAGCGTGTAAAGATATATTCAGAAGAAGGTTTCCCGTATAAACTTATAAAATTGCCGGTGGTCTCAAAAAATACTTCAACCTAAATAGAGGTAGTTTTAAAACCACTCATTCTCTTTAAAGGGGTAATAACACATGTCATTAGAATACCACTGGATTGGTGCTACCGGCAATTCAATCAACAAATACGACTGGAACAGTTTAAACAACTGGCTCGTATACGATTCCACAAAAGTAAACACAATCGTTGGGCCTTGGAGCCGTGCAACTCGCGTTCCTGAGGCTCTTGATACGGTTAAGATTGGTGAAAAATTCCACTGCTTTAGCCCGCTTCTGTTCGGTGGTTACACCGGTGGTTTAACCCACAGCAGCGGTTCTTGGGGTGTTGCAGGTGGCGTAACAAGCGCAACCGCAGGTGTTACTGACGGTGGTGTAATGTTTGTGTATGTTACCGACAAACCGGCTTCAGATTACGGCCCATCAGTTTCTGGTGCTCTCATCTACGGTGTTGCAGGTCTTAACTCAAGATCTCCTTCGGGAATTTGGGCATCTTTCGACGGCGGTGCTCAAGATCTTGTTGAAGCATTAGAGTTGATTAACCCACACATTTCTGATCTGTCGGCAACTGGATCAGCATCTTACGATTATAACGATTCGTTGTATCCGTTCCCATACCTTGGCGGTGGGTTGACTGGTGAAATCTTGGATTGGGTTTACACTCAACACAAGACCTCTTACGAGGCTCACGCTGCTGTAGGAAATTCCGCCTATGCCGCAGCAAACGCATGGGTTGGTGGCGGTGCAACCGGCGCACTTGAACCAAGAACACAGGAACTAAGAATTCGTGCAAAGCGAGTTGATATGAATCCTGGTGTAGGCAACACATCTCTACAGAACACAAGAATTGTTAACATTAAAGTCAATCCAGACCGTGAAAAGAATGGTGGAACAATTCAAACTGTGGTAAATGTGAACCAATACGAAAACCCATTCCACTACTACACCATCAAGAATGTGGTGGCAAGAACTGTTAATGTTATGGGTGATGCTAGCGTTGAACTGCTTGGTGTAACCGCAGCACAAGTCAACTCTGATATGCACAGCACACTAAAGACGGATCGTAATTGCAGTCTAGGTGGTCTTCGTGTTCAAAGTGGACAAAACACGGCTCGCTACAATGTGTGGCCTCTATACTTTGCAGGTCAAATCACTGCTGGTGCTGTTAGCGCAGTATGGGGTAACGCAGCACAAACCATTCCTGTAGGCACTTACGCAAACGCAATCGTAGTTGACCCTGCACCAGCAAATTTCGCCGGAACTGGTTTAACTTCAGTAGTTCAAACCAGCAATCTAAGCCCATACATCGGTATTGGAGAGTATCAAGGCGGAACATCACACTTCGCCACAATTCCATCACTAATCTTGAACTCAGCAAGCGAAGGTGGAGGCCCCAAGCACAGCCTACAGTTTATAGGTTCCGCAAAGATTGCTGAAGTTGAACTAAACGGTGGCGAGTTTGTTCCTTCACTGTTGTTGACTAATGGCGATCCTTGCGAAGTTTATGTTGGTAGTCTAAACATCTCCAACAATGCAATCGTAAGAATGAATGTCAATCCGGCGTTCGATTCGCTGTTCATGGGTGGTATCACAGGAACCAATCCAAGCAACTTCCGTTTAATCGGCGGAATCAATGCGTTGGATGACACTTGTGTGATTTATCCAGACACAGGAATTCGTCTAGTAAACACCAAGATTCTAGAAGGTGGTCAGGACGCTTCGGGCAAGAAGAACAATACATTCTTCACCGTAAGCAGAAACGATATCACAGCCCTACAAGGCTCGTTGGGTATCGAACAACCGAAGATTGCTCTCGACTGATCCGCAGTATAAATCCTTACAAAGAACGACTCCGAAAGGGGTCGTTTTTTGTTTTTCGTCGAAATGCTATAAGTTGTGGTGTTTAGTCACCTAAATACTATTAGTCTTATGCTTAGAAGTTCAGTTAAAATTCTTCGCTTCAAGATCGGTGACACGATAATCTGTGGGCTAACTCATAATTCAGATACCAACGAGTATCTTATTGAAAAGCCTATGCAAATTTCCATGCTTCCCATTGTAGGCAAAAAAGGTGTTCAATCCATGAGCATCTACATGCAAGAATGGCTTGAATACGCAAAAGAAACCGTATTCAAAATTCCTGCTGATGTGGTAATGCTGATTGCCACACCTGAAGATGAAATGGCGGAAGAGTATATGGATGCTTTAGAAAAGAATGAATTACACCGCATTCAAAGAGATTTCGAAAAAATATCGAAAAATTACGGCGAAGAAGACTCGGAAATAGATGACAACCCTTCAAATATGGGTTATAATAACGAGCAGTATGATACTGAGTATGAAGAAGAGGACTACGACGAAGACGACTTCGAAGAAGAGAAACCCGACTAACGGGTATCTGGTCCTTACCTATAGATTATTTCATTCAAACCGGACACTGATATTTAGTGGGTGTGTTTGAGTGCCCCCGAAAAATTCTAGAAGATTTACACAGAAAGTTTACACCATGTCAAAAAACTCTCACTACATTGATAATCAAAAATTCTTGAAAGAAATTCTTCAATACAAAAAGTCGGTTAGACTTGCTGAAAAAGAAGGATCTCCAAAACCAGGAGTTAGCAACTATATCGGACAATGCTTTATAGACATTGCTGAAAATCTAGCCAAAAAGCCAAACTTTGCAAACTATCATTTCAAGGATGAGATGATTAGCGATGCGGTGGAAAACTGCATCATGTATACCAATAATTTTAATCCAAAGAAGTCCAAGAACCCATTCGCGTTTTTCACACAGATAATCTTCTATGCTTTTCTTCGTCGCATACAGAAAGAGAAAAAGCAGTTGTATATCAAGATGAAGCAATTCGAAGAGTTCGATCCATCAGGCAAATTTAGGAATTGGCTGAAGGATAAGTTTGAGCCAGATCAAAACCCATTCTCGGATATTTTAGAAATAACTCCCGAAGACATGCAAGTTTTTGAAACTAAAATGAAGGGTAAAAAGAAGGTTGTAGTCAAGAAGAAGAAGAAAGTTAAAAAAACTTCTGTGAAAACTACATCATCTCGCCTTGACAATTTTATCAAGTAAGGTATACTTGAGCGTATGAAGATTGCTGTGCTGTGTGATACCCATTTTGGGGCGCGAAACGATTCTCCAATCTTTCTGCACTACTTCTTTCGTTTTTTGGATGAGGTTTTCTTTCCTCATCTAGAACGAGAAGGTATTACAGAGGTGCTGCATCTTGGCGACCTGATGGATAGGCGTAAGTTTGTCAACTTTGCCACGCTTCACGAAACACGAGAGCGTTTTATTCAACGCTTGATTCAAAAGGGTATTCGTGCAAACATTCTTTTGGGTAATCACGACACTTACTTTCGCAACACTAGCAGCATCAATTCTATTGAAGAATTGTTTGGTGGTATGGAAAAGCAAGGTATCACAGTTCACAAAGATCCAACTGAACTGACACTTGGTGGAACCAAGTTTTTGTTGCTACCGTGGATTAATCGCAGCAACGAAGAAGTAAGCCGAGATTTAATTGCCAAAACAAATGCACCAATTGTTGTGGGACATCTTGAACTAACAGGTTTTGAGGTTCTTCGTGGAACCAAGTTTGAAAACGGCATGGATCCTGCTCCTCTGAAGAGATTTCAAGCAGTGTATAGTGGTCACTTTCACTGCAAACACTCCAAGGATAATGTTCACTACTTGGGAACTCCGTATCAGATTACCTTTGGCGATCTGAATGAACCAAAAGGATTTCATGTGTTTGATACGGATGATCGTTCCATGCAATATGTGGAAAATCCACTTCGTATTTTTGGTGAAATTGGTTACGATGATGCTACAATTGACTACACCAAGAATATGCCGGACATGACTAGGTTCAAAGAAACTTTTGTTCGTGTCCGAGTTCAGCGTAAGCGTAGTCCGGCTATGTTTGACTTGTTCATGGACGCAATAAACATGGCAGGAGCACACGGTGTTACCGTATTGGAAGATAAGTGCAGTGAAACTGAACTATCAGATACCGTGGATGTCAGCAAAGATACTTTGTCACTGATTAATCAAGAAATAGACAATTTGGAAGTCACGAATCCAGTAAAACTAAAGAGTATTGTTCGTGACTTGTATATGGAATCACTTTTCATCTAATAGGAGAACACAATGGAACCCGAGATTTTGATTGTTAGAATGCGTAGCGGCGAGGATGTTATCTCACAGGTCGTAGATAATGGAGACTCTTACACACTCACCAAGCCTGCTATGCTTGTGCCTGCTGGTAAGGGCAACCTTGGCATGCTGCCGTGGTTGATGTATGGCGACATTGAGGGTGGTATTATCGTCCCAAAGGATGCCACTTTCTTTACTTTCAAGCCACTCAAGGATTTGGGCGAAGAGTATCGTTCAGGTTTTGTCAGCAATCTTGTTACCCCAAGCAAGAAGATTGCTACGCCAGGACTAAAGTTGGTGACGGATTAAACTTGTCGCCACTTCTTCCGTAAGACTTCAATAAAGTCCATTACGGTTTGTTTGGGCTTGTCTACACACACTTCATTGTAGACATCTTCCGCAAGATCTCTTTCTCGACGCAATTCAACTTCGAGATTTTTCAAGTCATTCTTGTCGGGAGCAAACTCAAGCAGGTTTTTTAAAGAAAGGTTTTCGGGGCGGAGGTATTCTTGTATCTCCGCCTCGTATCCCTTTTTGTCTATCAGTTCAAAATCTAGGATAGGCTTGGTGAACGCATCCAAGAACATGCTCATCTCAATCATTAGTTCTGAGATGTTCTCGCCGTATGGGGCTACTGCATCTTCGGTTATAGAAGCCACTTTACCATGCTCGTTATAATAAACCTCATGGATTTCGTAAAAAACGAATGTTTTGCCACCCGCTCGTTCGTATTTCCGCAATACTCGGTAATCCCACGACATAGGCGTTCCTCCTGTTTATTTATGAAAACCTAAATACCAAGGTGAAAACATTTAAACACTATCTTGAAGAAAAACTCGTTATACCAGGTCAAGGAAAGCGATACGGTCAAGTTGTCTTTTTGGCTGGCGGTGCAGGTTCGGGTAAGGATTTTGCTGTAGCCAATTTTATAGACTCCACAGACTATAAAATCCTTGATCCAGACGCGGTAAAAGGACCGTATTTAAAGTGGAACGAACTACAAAAAAAATATCCTGAACTTAGAGGCAGAGATCAAAGAAATCCTGAGGATGCCGACTTTGTTCATAGGTTTTTGGGAAATCAAGTTAAACTAGACGATAAAATATTGAGTAGTTTCTTTTTTGGTTTGATGCATAAAACAGATAAAACCACGCTTCCCAACATTTTGTTTAACAGAACTTTCAAAACAAAAGCAGACTTTGAGCGATTGTTGCCAAGTCTAATTTCGGTGGGTTACAAAAAAGAAGACATGCACTTAATTTGGGTGCTAACAAACTACAGAGTTGCAATTCAAGCAAATCTTGAAAGAACTAGAACGGTTCCAACAACCGTATTAGTTCAAACGCATGGTGGCGCAGCACAAACCATGAAGAGTTTTTTGTTTGATAACTATCCATCTAATCTGATAAATGGAGATGCGTATGTGATTCTTGGCGGTAAAGAAAATACCATATTTTTCAAACCACCACAAGGCGCATCAACCACAAGACAGGTGGTTGCTGGCGGTGAAATAATTCCAAAACCTAGAGTGGTTTCAAAATTTCAGTATGTTAAAGTCAAAGACGCAAGCCATCCGTTTAAACCCGCTGTGGCTTTATCGAACACTGTTCTCAGATGGATACTTCAAAATTCTCCCGATCAAGAAGCGATAGAAAAATATCTGAGTCAACAAAACTCCAACTAAATAGAAATGGAGATCTATACAATGAACACACTTGCCGCCATTTCTTGGGTAGCCGGATCGCTGTTTGTTCTTTTTAAAACAACAGCGGTTTACGAATATTTTAAAGTATTGCCTCTACCCGAGCGAATAACAAAATTTAAAGAATATGAAGCAGAAAGAGCCCGAGACTTCACTCTTTCTTATAAAATGTTTTGGATGACCACCCATGACTCCTTTTTTACAAGATTAGTTACCTGCCCGTATTGTTTGGCTGCATGGCTTTCTTTGGGATTTTCTGCTATTTTTTCTTGCATAGAGTGGGTTCCGGCGGTATATTTGGGTAGTCTATCTACATACTTTGGAGTGTCCGCAATGATTAACTGGCTAGAAAAACTGGAGGACGACAATGGGTGAGGCAAATTTGGTTGTTAACTCTCCGCAAGAATTGGTTCAGTATCTCATCAATCGCCACGGAAACGGAACTGATGAGTTAAAGAATAATCAGGGAGCATTCACACAATGGTATATCAGAACGCGAATTTGGTATGATCCAAATGTGTGCAAGTGCAAGAAGAAGAATATGTCTGACGAGACAGTTTTGGCAGAATACAGAGCATTACCACAAATGAGTGTAGAGGACAAGGAAAAGGCGTATCGCATCATTGGTTCCTCTGTTACATTAAATTATAATGGAGAACTACTAGGCAACTTACCATAAACAAAGGAGCAAACATGGACAAAAACGCAAAGTTGTTTTTAAAGCATGTCCGTGAGCATTTAAAAGAATATGGTGGCAAATTAGTTTTCGGCAGGGGGAATAGAGTTAATTGTGGAGATGGGTGTCGTTCTATTGGTTATTTTTCAGATAGACCATTAGAGATTCGTGTTGCTGTAAACTCAAGAGATCCTATATCAACCGTAGCACACGAATACGCACACTTTCTACAATGGATTGACACACCACAAAACATAATGCAGGCAGACGACCGAGCCAGTCTTTTGGTGTTTGATTGGTTGGGGGGAAAAGAGTTTGAAAATCGTGATGTAGAAAAGGCGTTCTGTCGAGTTATGGTTATGGAGAGAGATGCAGAACGCCGTGCTGTCGAAATAATGAAAAAGTTTGGTTTAGATATCAATTACGATAAGTATATCCGCCAAGCAAATTGTTATATTTACATGCATTGGATTATGAAAGAACGACGATCATGGAGATACAAGCCTGGTTCAAGGGATCCTATGGGATGTCGTAGCCTAATTTCACAAATGCCAAACACTTTTAAAGCACAGCCTGATAAAAAAATTCCTCAACATATTCGAAAGAAATTGCTTGCGTTTTTTCCTTGACCTAAATAGAATAGGAAAGGAGAAACACACATGAGCGAATTTCTAGGAACAGCATGGTGGTCGGTATTGATGTTTGTTGCTGGTGCTCTTATCGGTGCTCCACTTTGGAAGTGGGTTGCCGCAAAGATGCCTTGGAACAAGTGATACCATCACTCTAAATTGAAGTTTATACGATGATTAAATTCAAGCAGATACGCTGGTCTAATTTTCTGTCCACAGGACAATATGCTACAACAGTAGACTTGTGTGCTGCAACAACAACACTAATATCAGGTGAAAACGGGGCAGGTAAGAGCACTCTTTTGGATGCTCTTACTTTTGCCCTGTTTGGTAAACCGTATCGTAATATTAACAAGCCTCAACTTGTAAATTCCGTAAACGAGAAAGCATGTCTTGTTGAACTCGATTTGGAAATTGGGCCAGACAAATATAACATTCGTCGTGGACTTGAGCCTGCATTATTTGAAATCTATAAGAACAGCAAACTTGTAGATCAAGACGCAAAGAGTAAAGACTATCAGAAAATGTTTGAAGAACAGGTCTTGAAGATGTCTTACAAGGCGTTCTGTCAAGTTGTGATTTTAGGCTCCGCCAATTATGTTCCGTTCATGCGGTTAACCGCAGCCGAGCGTCGAGCAGTTGTGGAAGCCATTCTTGATATTAATATCTTCTCTACCATGAATACTCTGCTCAAAGGCAAACTATCCAAACTGAAAGAAGAGTTGGCTATCACTGAAGCAGACACAAATGTGGAGCGTGAGAAGGTTCGGTTGAATCTAAAGTATCTTGAAAACAAGGACAAGGATTCAACCGTAGCGGCTGACCAGTGTCGTGCTGATATCGGTAAATGCACGGAAGATGAAGAAGTTCTTATCGCTGCGATTGCCAGACTCGACAAGCAGATTTCTGAGCGACACGAACAGATTACGGATTCGGATACGGTAAGCAAAAGTATTAATGATCTTGGTGCAATTCACAGGCAACTAAAGGGTAAGATTAAAACCATAACGAACGAAATCGAGTTCTATCAAAAGAACGATTCGTGTCCAACTTGCTCGCAGCACATCGACCCAATATTCAAGTCTAATGTGGTAGATACGAAAACCAAGAAGAGCAAAGAAATTGGTGAAGCCGTGGAAGATATCCAAGATTCCATGTCCAAAGCAAACGAACGCCTTACGGAAATCAACACCGTATTGAGTGATATTCGGTCATTAGAAACCAAGCGGTCACAGGCTTCTGCTTCACTACAGGCTACCGTTTCTAATCGTAAGAAACTTGAGGCTCGTCTAACTGAACTTGAAACAACCAAGCGAGCGCAAGGAGATGCCGACGAGAAAGAGTTGGCTAAACTGCAAGAAGGCTTGCGTGAACTTGAAGACACCCGTAAAGAGATGGTGGACGATCAATACTATTACGGTATTGCTTCAGCACTCCTGAAAGATAGCGGTATTAAGAGTAGAATTATCAAGCACTACATCCCTGTCATCAATCAAATCATCAACCGATACTTGAATCAAATGGGGCTGTTTGTTTCTTTCAACTTGGATGAAGAGTTTAATGAAACAATCAAGAGCAGGCATCGTGACATTTTTACCTACTCTTCGTTCAGCGAAGGAGAGAAGCGTAAGATTGATCTAGCCCTGCTGTTTGCATGGCGAACTATTGCTAGCCTGAAAAACAGTCTAGACACCAACCTCTTGATTATGGATGAAGTATTGGACGGCAGTTTGGATGATGCTTCCGTGGAATCGTTCCTTGAAATCCTGCGTGGTATTGGTGGCGGAACGAATGCGTTTGTGATTTCTCACAAGCCCAAGGAACTGCTAGAAAGCAAGTTTACTAGCCATATTACCTTCATCAAGAAGAACAACTTCAGTCAGATTGCTTGACTTCGAGTTTGCTCTTCAAGAAGTTTTCAATTTCCCGAATACGCATCAGGCTAGCCGCTATGTTAGCCCTGTAGTTGGCTAATTCTTGAAGCAAGGCTTGGAGTTCTTGTTCTGATATACTCATAAATCTATTTAACATAAATAAAAGAGTATAGGGGAAAAATATGAATCAACTTTTTAAATTTACAAACCTAGCCTCTGCCAAATTCGTGGTGGAACGCCTTCTCAGCATGGGCATTAAAGCCGAGGGTTTGCCCTCTGGCTACATTCGTGTCTTTGACTTGACCGAAGGGGCTAAAAAGGTGATAAAAGACAGTTTAGGCACTCATGTTGCCGCTACTGGTGTGGAAGATTTAAGTCTAGCAAAGCATGCTGGCACAGGACAAGGCAAAAAGAAACTTGCTCCCAAAGTTGAAAAACCAAAGTCTCCTCCAACCGCCAACAGTAAAACTTTACCCAAGACGGGCAAAACTGTTAAAGCACAAACCGGCAAAGATGTGGAAGAAGCCACAGCACCCACAAAATCTAATGAGCCTAAGGTTTCTCCTGAATCTCAAAAGATGTCTAATTTGCAAAAGATGGCTTACGAGACTTTAAAGAAACTAGTGGAAAAGAATCCAAAAGGGTTTCCTCGTCTTGCCAAAATGATGGGGATTAAAGTTAAGGCTTAAGAAGTTTGATTACTTCGCTAGCCGTATCCACAAGGCAATCTATTCGTTTAGATATGGTGTAAGAACCATCTGCCGGTGTTTCTAACTGTATGGCAGTTTTTACGCCATGTGAAACTAGATGTTCAGCAAACATTCCGTTTGGAGCGGTATGTTTTGCTCCCTCTGTGAGCGGAAAGTGTTGTTTCAGTTTGATTTCAATACGCTCTTCTAATTCTAGAGATGCTTTCCAACCGTAAAAATAGCAGATAAATCTTTTCGGATCTTCTTGTAGAGAAATGTATCCTTCTCGACTAAGATTAATCAAAGTTTCAAGATTATCATTTAACACAATTCCCTCAGGGGTTTGTGTGTTGGGCCAACCACGATCAACATTTTTGCCGTAATCGTTTCTATGCTGTCGAGATTTAAAACATGCAGGAGAAGCATAAGGTAAAAATGATACTTGACTGAAAGTTTTGCACAGCACTTTTGATGCCGCCCATCCAGCAGGCTCATCTCCTTGCCAGCCAGAAGACACCAAAATTCTGTTTGGCGATTTCGATTCAAACAAATAAATTGGATTACCGTCCACTACCCCAAGTTCTCTCATTTCGTGAGTCTGTTTGGTTAGATAAGAAAATTCTGAAATTTCTTGCTCGTATTGCCGAGTCTGATCTAAGTGATCGCCAAAGGTTTTCATTTTTGTTTTCTCGATTGTATTAGTGCTCGGGTTAAAACACTTAGTTCGGATTCGTTAGAGAATGCGGATAGCATGTAATCTTCAGCGGATTTGTCGCCGCGAAGTATACCGTTAGCCATGCTTGCAAGAATAGCAGAAATTTTTTCTCTGCATTCTTTTGGGGACAGTTTACCCATTCCCTTCACAGATATCATTTACGGTAAAGCGTCTTTAATGAAAGCAGAAATTTTTGCCCAAACCTTAGCGAGTTTTTGCTTTATGGAATCTACAGGTTCGACCAAAACATAATCCATTTCGTATGGAGTGTTTTTGTTAAACTTGATTTTCTTTGCCGCCTTCTTGGAAGACGCTTTCTTTTTACTTTTCTTTGCCATGTGAGTATTCCTTTCAAACAAGTAGTTATGCTTCTTCTCTTGCCCGCTTATACGAGGTCATGCGACGAAGATTCTTCTTTAGCCAATCGTAAAGCCTGCCTGCTTGGTCATGGTCAAGATACACATAGTTCTGACCCCATAGGCACAGATGGTTGCTGTCTTCATCGTGCTTAATTTCAAATACAGCACCACTCTCTCGGGCTTCGAAACGCCCCTTTGATTCTTTAATTCTAGACATACAGACTCCTTTTAAACGGTTTTGTAGCCAGCCGCAGTAAGATTAGCCCAAACTTTTCGAGCAAAATCTGTGCTTGTGACAAACGAGCCAGTAGTTTCAACCGGATACAGGCTGATTTTATCGCCATCTACTTGCATCTCAACAGAAGTTGAACCTATGTTGCTGATGTAAATGGTATTGGTGTATGGGTCTTTTGCGAATTGTAGAATTCGTTTAATTGCCTGCGGAGTTTCAGGAGAAACCATTGTCCAAGTTTCTGCTCCTTTTGGCGGCAATACTTTTTTAGGAACGGGTTGCATATTATGAGTGCCTTTCTTCCAATTATGATACATGTCCACAAACGAATCTCTCATGTATTTATCCCACATATCTGGTTTCTCCTTGAGCAACAAGTACCCAACCCCTTTCCTGCATCACATGCCAGATAGTTCTAGACACCTGAGCAGGGTGTGCAATTGGAGCAAGATGCTTAATTACAATACCTGCCGTGTTTGTTGGAATAACTTGCAAGTTATCTCCCGCTTTAGGATAATTAGAACGATGAAGAGTTCTCCAACATCGTTCCCAAACCCCCCATTTAAATGGTTTAGGAGACCAGCCAATCATAGCCGTATTATATTGTGATAATTGGG